TCCGCCACCTACACTTGCCGAAACTGCTGATGGGCCCTTGCGGGGCCTTTTTTCTTTTTGTTTCAAAGGGGTTTAGCCGAGGTGTCCGAACTGCGGAGACTTGGACTGCGTCCGAAATCGGTCTCTTGGTGCCCGGCGTCTCTTTTCGACCGAACCTCCCGCATCAAAGTTCGGATTAAAATTACCTAGCCTTTTCAGAGCCATGTGATTCTTGGGAATCTGAACTGTTCGACAGTGCGCTTGGCTGGCCAATAGTGCTGGGAACGGAAAATAGGCGGTTGAGCGCTTCACTGCGACTGGATAGTGGGCGCAGCATCTGCGTTGCAGATGTCCGTCGCATGCCTGCGCAAGATGGGCCCATAGGTCCCAGATTTTGCGAAGACAACATCGGCTTGTTCATCCCATGGCAGTTCGATGCATGCCGCAAGTTCGACGATGGTAATCGCTAGGATTTCACGCTTGTAGACCAATCGCCTGAGGAGCTCGGGCGCGAGATAGGCTAGACGTATCTGACGACTGACGAAGCGGTCCGTAACACCCACGGTTTTTGCCAAGTCCTGCAACGTGCCGAACTCGCCGGCCTCCATTCGCCGCCGCCAAGCCCAAGCTTGACCAATGGCGCGCAAGACATGCGGGGCTTGGGTTTGGTCTTCACTGGGCAGATAACCGGTAGGCGGCATAATCTTCGGCCTCCCGTTCTTTTTGCGCAGCTTGAGGGGCACAAAAATCTGGACGGTGTCTGATGGAGTGTTCACTCAGCAGCCTCTATTTTGTGGGGCATCATCAATTCCCGCATAACGCCTGCGATGCCATCGGTGCGCAGATCGATCACGATCCCATCGGCGGTAACGGTGACCCGGCGGACCAACAGTTGAATGATCCGCGCCTGCTCGGCAGGGAAGAGTTGGCTCCAGATCACATGGAAATCATTCAGGGCGGCGATTGACTCGGCTTCGGTAATTCCGGCCATGCCGTTGCGGGTAGAATGTGCGATGATCTGCGCAGTGGTTTCCGGAGTGCGCAGAACTCGGCGGATTTCAACGATTACGGCGCTCTCGATAGTGTCAGCGGCAAGCCTCTGAGGCGCACCGTGTGTCGGCGTTTCACGGTTTTTCAGGAGATCCATCGAGACATAATAGCGATAGCGGCGACTGCCCTTATTGGTCGAGGATGGTGTCATGGCTGCGCCGGTGGCGGTGAACAACAGCCCCTTCAGTAGGGCCGGGGTCTGGGCGCGGCTGTTGTTGGCGCGCTTGCGCGGGCTTTCGCCCATAATGTCGTGCACCTGTTCCCAGAGCCGCGCGTCGATAATGGGGGCGTGCTCACCTGGGTAAGCCTTACCTTTGTGCAGGGCCTCACCGCGGTATGTACGGTTGTTCAGCAGGCGATAGAGATAACCCTTGTCTGCTAAGGTCCCCTGTTTGGTGCGGAACCCCTCGTGACGGAGTTGGTGTGCCAGAACGGTGGCAGAACCCACCTTGAGAAATCGCTCGAATACCATACGCACCGAGGCAGCTTCGGCCTCGTTCACCACCAGCTTGCGATCCTGCACATCATAGCCGAGGGGTACGTAGCCACCCATCCACATGCCCTTCATGCGCGAAGCCTTCACCTTGTCGCGAATGCGCTCGGCGGTGACCTCACGTTCGAATTGTGCAAAACTTAGCAGAATATTCAGGGTCAAACGGCCCATAGAGGTTGTTGTATTGAAACTTTGGGTGACTGAGACGAAGGTCACGCTGTTGCGGTCAAAGACCTCTACCAGCTTGGAAAAGTCCATCAGAGAGCGCGACAGACGGTCGATTTTGTATACGACAACCACATCCACGAGGCCGTCCTCAATGTCGGCCAGAAGCTGCTTTAGCCCCGGTCGCTCCAAGGTGCCTCCTGAAATGCCGCCGTCATCGTAGTGATCGCGAACCAGTGCCCAACCTTCAGACTTCTGGCTGGCAATATAGGCTTCGCAGGCTTCCCTCTGAGCGTGAAGGCTGTTGAACTCCTGCTCGAGCCCTTCCTCGCTCGACTTGCGGGTGTAGATGGCGCAGCGCAGGCGGCGGGCGGGTTTTGTCACATCATCCTTCATGCCTCACCCCGTTTCCGCTCGCGCAGGCCAAAGAAGCGATAGCCGTTCCAGCGTGTGCCGGTGATGCTGCGCGCCACGGCGGACAGCGACTTGTAGCGCTGGCCTCCCCATTCAAAGCCGTCTTTCAGCACGGTCACGGTGTGGGCGATGCCGTCCCATTCGCGGATGAGCTTGGTGCCCACAACGGGGTTACGGGGATCGGCAATCTGGGCCTTGCGTGTTAGTGTGCCCTCTACCTCGTCGGCCAGCAGGTCCAGCAGTCGGCGGGTTTGCTTGTCTGGGCCACCATAGGTCAGTTCCTGGATCCGATAAGCCAAACGGCTTTCCAGGAACGTGCGGCTGTTGTTCGGGGCGGGCGCATCAAACAGGGCCTGCCATTCAGCCTTCAGCTCGTTGACGGTCATGTTCTTTAGGGCTGCCAAGCGCGCCAGGATGGGTTCGTGTGTGATCATGCAGATCTCCTCTGAGTTGGAGCTGCAGTACCGCTCTGTTTGCGCGGGAAGTGTAGCGAACTGTCTCCAGTAGTCTGGGAAAGATCGTCGCGTTCGCGCTCCATCAGGCGCACCACCGCCGTAGCCAGTAGGCCATAAAGTTCGGTGCGGCGTTCATGCGCCGTCATGCGGTCGGGGTGCAGGGGATTGGGTCGTTTCATTGGGGCCTCGGAACAGTCCTCTCCCTAGGCTCCTACTCATGGTGTGGATAAAACGTCCCAAGACCCGTGTTGGTCTTGCCGAATTTAAGTAAGAACATATAGTGAACTTTTCGGCGCTTGGGCAGAGGGAGATTCGCTGTGGCCAGCAACTTGAAGAAGTTCGTGAACCCTCGGTTCATCAAGACAATCGACCTCACCGTCATGAAGCTTTTGATGGAGCGCCATGCCGGAGAATATGTCGGGTTTTCACCTGAAATCCTTGCTCAGGATGAGGCCAAGGCCCGCGAAGCCTTGCAGGAATTGCTGGCTGGCGATGAAGATAGCTATCCCGAGGGGCTGCGCGAAGACCTGCACCGTATTGCATCGCTTGGCGATGCACGCGGCCTTGAGATCATTCTGACGCAGGCGGAGCGCGCTGGTCTTGATCTCTTCCCCGAGCTCAAGACTGGCGATGACGAAACTGCACCGGCAGCGCATGACCCCAAGCACATGGCGCTGCGTGTGTTCTTGGAACACCCCGATCTATTCGACGCCGCAGCCGATCACATGGCAATGATGACGGCAGACCGCCTACACGAATTTGCCGGCCGCGAACGCGGTGTCTTGATCGACCTGACGCAGGAAAAGGTTGAAGCCTTCCGTGCAGCCGTTGGGAAACTCTTCTGCAAGGCGTTTCAGGGGGATTACTGCCGTGTGGGCGATTATGCCGATGGCGACGAAATCAATCTCGTGGTCAGCCACGGCGCAACGGTGTCGACCATGCCGGTTGTCGAGGGCCAACAGGAGCGCGTCATCAGCGTGAGGCAGATCTCGCACGCGGTTCTGCGCTATTCGGAAAGCACCGGCATGTTGAGGCTCGCGCGTATCCGCAAAGCGCATCAGGCTGAAATCGCAGAGTTCTTCGCGGCGATCATCCTTGAACGGCCGGGGTTTTTCGACGGGGACGACGCGCAAGACCTCTACACCTTGCGCCCGGTCGAGCTTGCTGGGCCGAATTTCACATTCCGACACAGTTATGACCCGACCATCGATAGCGTTCAGATCATCGAGGCGGCAGCCGATTTCATGGTCCCGGGCAAGAGTGGGTATCCACGCGTGGCCCGCACCCTGCGGTCGCGGGACGTTTCCGGGCAAGCGCTGAAACATTTCGCCTCAATGCCGGTGACGTTCAATGGATCATGGCGGCTGGGTGAATTGGTGTTCCGCATAGTCTTCAAAGGGGATGGCAAGCGACAGCCGCAGGTGACCGTGAAGCTGCGTCCGCCGGGTGTCGTGCAATTCCGTCGCACCCAATTCGAGGGGCGTGTCATGACCTTGATCGAACGCAATGGATTGTTGAATGACCGAGACGATTTTGAGGTTGTTGACGCGGCTGAGTGAAGCCGGAAACGACGCAATCCTTCCCGGCGATCGGGCCGCTTCAATCCAGGGGCCTGTTTTCAAGCGCTTGCTTGCACGGGGCGTTCTCATCGAGCAGGCTCCGTTGACACATTGGGATACCTGCGACCTGTGTGATTGCGGGGTGGCGGCGCGTAGAATTCACCCCAACGGCACCGGGTTTCGGGCGGAATGTCCGCTGGATCGCCGCCGCGATATCGATCTCAGCGAGGATGATCTGCGGGTTTATTCTATCGATGGGGCGAGTTTGGCGTCTGCAATTAGCATAACTGCGGGCTTCTCGGCAGATCCGACCGAAATCGCTGCAGGCCTTTGGATGCTCGGCAGTATGGCATCCGGCCGCATCGTGTTCCTGGCGCTGGAGGTGCGTTCGGTTGCATATGACGGCGCGCAGCTTCGCCTTCGCCAGGCGGCAAAGGGACAGGGCATCACGCTTCTTGGCCCAAAGCTGCCGACCAATATCGCACTGACCTTTGAGGACGCGGGCATTCTTGCCGTCGAGACAGTGCATGCGCTGATCTTGGGCTCAGGGCCCTTTGGGGCAACGTTCGATGGCGGCGCGCTCGAGCCTGCAGCATCGAAACCTAAGCTGCAGCTCCGTTCAGGAACCGGCGAAGTTCAATGGATGGGCCGTTCGGTCATCTTATCGCATCAACTGTTTCCGGTGTTTCGCCAGCTCGCAGATGCAGGCCGGACTCGCGATCCCATCGTTTCTGGCCAGAAGCTCGAGGGCAAGTCAGGCCGCGAGGCAAAAGATTTGATCCGAGAACTGCGCGAAGCATTGAAAGCGGCGGGTTTCTCGCAGCAAGAGGTGATGGCGCTGATCCAGGTCGCGCGAAGCCGCGGCTATCGTCTTGGCATTCCCGCCGCAGATATCGTGATCGACCGCTGAAGCGCTCCCTCCAAACGCCCACCATATTCCCACCCAGTTCCCACCGAAGGGGACGCTGCATCCGGCACCTTGGGCTCATCCGAAACGATGACCAAGGATCGCAACAATGCAGATCGAGCTTACCCCAGACGATATTGAAACCCTCATCCTTGAGGCTGACATGGCCGCGCGCACGTTGCGGCGCAGGCTGGGTCTGCCTGGTCGCGAAGTCGAGGATCTTGGCCAGGACCTTTTGGTAGATCTGCTGCGCCGCCTGCCGGCCTTCGACAGATCGCGTGGCAGTTTGGGTGCGTTCGCTGGCATCATCCTCAAAAACCAGTCGTCGCGCATCGCGCTGCGTATCATGCGGGCTCGCGACGCGGAAAACGGCGGGCATTTGTCCTTTGATGCGCCCCGCGACGAGGCCGATCCACGCCCTCTCTGCGAAACCCTGTCAGAAGATGACGGCCTTGCGGCCTGGTACGGCCAGCCGACCTGCGTGCATCTCGCCTTCGAGCGCCAGCATGCGCTGCACTGCGCGGTGTCGCACCTCTCATCCGATCAAAGGGCGCTCTGCCAAGCCCTCGCGCATCGCCCGGTCGCCACGCTTGTCGCAGATGGGTTTGCGAGCCGCTCCGCCCTTTATCGGCGCCTTGCTGACCTTCGCCATGTCCTCACCGCCTACGGCATCGGCCCTGCGTGGGACGATTTCGCGGCGGCGTGAGTAGGAGATCAGTGAGGAGACCATGTTCATGCAACATCCCCGTTTCACAACCGTCCGCGCCAGCCGCGCCCTATCTGAGATCGAGTTCTGTGCCTGGGTGGCGCAGGCCGTTCCTGGCGATCGGCTCGAATATCATCGCGGCTTTCTGGTTCTCGACACCTTTCCGACAGCGGCCCGCTTGCCCGACGAGCGCCGCAAGGTGCTGTCACGCCTCGGGTTTCGTGCGTTTTGGGCCGCTGAAAACGGCCTTGTTCATCTCGTGCAGGAGCGCGTGGCACCAGACCAGTTTGCCTACATCGCCATCGCACGGCCTAAGCCAAAGGCCGCCGAAGCGTCGCTCTCGAAGCTCCTGCTGTCCGACGAGGCCATTCCCGTTGCTGACGCTGCCACAGCGCCCGTCGCCGCGGCCTGATGGCGAGCCTCAATTCCCCTTTCTTTCAAGGAGACCGCAATATGACGTTCCCCCAAAACACGCATCGCATCGAGGATCTTCCCTCGCTTGCCCTTCAGGACATTGCCTTTCTGCCGATCGACATGCTGGCGGTTCTGCAGCGCGATATCGATGAGCGCCTGAAACGCGACAAGGCAATCAAAGCGCGTCTCGACAGCGCTCTCGAGGTCCGTTTCGCGACCCCCGCGGCTGAGGCGCGCCAAGCCTGTGGCAAGGATACCGGCACGGTTCGACTGGTCGAAGGGGATTACACCGTGATCGCCGATCTGCCGAAGCGGGTCGATTGGGATCAGGACAAACTTGCCGCCATGGTAGAGCGCATCCGTGCCGCTGGCGAGAACCCAGCCGACTATGTCGACATCGCCTACAAGGTTCCAGAGCGCAATTACACTGCCTGGCCTGACCCGATCCGGCAGGGCTTTGAGCCCGCACGAACGGTGAAAGCGGGTGCGCTCAAGGTCACGATCGAGCTGGGCGAGGCTTCGAAATGACCGTGCCCGTTCCAATCACACCAAGCGACGGGAACCTACCGGGTCTCATCGATCGAGCCGCCACGATGTTGGCCGGCGCCAAGACAGCCGCCGAGGTGCTCGAAGCCCGTGAAGCTGCGGGTCTTGCCTACGATGTCGCCAAACGGGCCGCACGATTGAAAAGCGCCAAAGCTGCCCATGACGATCTGGTCGCAGCAGCGCATCGCGCGCAGGCCGATGCGCTCGAAATCGAAGCGGCTGCCAAGCGCCGTCTGGCAGACGAATATGATGCCGCGCAGGCACGAGGCGATATCGCAGGACTGGGTGCAAACCAGCATCGAGATGAGGGTGTCGTCGTGTCCAACACCCTCGGACTGCGCCGCGATCAGATCCATGAAGCGCGTCGTCTGCGTGATGCCGAGGCTACTGACCCAGGTATTGTGCGCCGCACCCTCGACGAGAAACTCGAGCGTGGTGAAGAACCAACCCGGGCGGCACTGCGCAAGATGGTGGTCGATGCCGCCATGCGGGGAATGCGCCCTGAGCGCAAACCCAGTCGGCGGAACCCGCTCTATGTCCCGCCGACGCCGCAGCAGGCCGCCTGGCAGCATGTCACAGGTACGTTCCGAGCCTTCGCTGAATGGGCCTCGGACGACACGCTCGCCTTGGCCCGCGAGGGTATGAACGAGGCCCAAGGCAGCCAGTTTCACCATCTCGACGTCGCAGCCATCGCGGCGGGGTCGAAAGCTTTCACCAAAATCAAGGAGTGGTTCGATGCTTGACAGCCAGTCAGCAGCCTTTGCCGAGCGCGTCTGGGAGGTGGCCTCCCAGCTTGGCAACAATGCCCCGAAAATTGCCGATGACATCATGGGCGAAGCCTTTCCGTTGACCTGTTCGCAGGCACGGGCGGAGGGCGCGATGCGCATGCTGCGCACAGGGATCATTTCGGAGGTAAAGCGCATCCTCCGCAATCGGTATGACGTGACGAGCCAGACGGATTTCGCCGACCGGTGCGACGCCTTTGCACCCCTCGTGAGTGACCTGCGCTCAAAATCCTACTTTGTCGAAAGCGCCGAGGAATATGTCGCAGTCCCGGACCTGATCGAAGACCCTGATCTGCTCAATGATGCGCGCCAATTCATGCGCCGCAAGGGTCGTGAATGCCTCGCCGAAGCCGACCGGCTCGACGCGCTTTACACCGCTGTCACCGGTTACTCCTGCGCATCTGATGCAAACGGCGAGGTGCTGCCATGACCGGCGCGCTCCCCATCATCACCGCTGATCAGCGTCTGGCCGAGTCCCGTGGCATCAAGGGCGTCATCTTCGGCCGGTCGGGCATTGGCAAAACCAGTTTGCTCTGGACGTTGAACGCCTCCACCACGCTGTTTTTCGATCTCGAAGCTGGGGATCTGGCCATCGAGGGGCTGGCCATCGACGCCATCCGGCCGCGGACCTGGACGGAATGTCGGGATTTCGCGGTGTTCATTGGCGGACCGAACCCGGCGCTGCGCGATGATCAAGCCTATAGCCCCGCGCATTATGCGGCCGTCTGCCAGAAGTTCGGCGACCCTGAGGTCCTAGCCAAATACGACACGGTGTTCATCGACTCGATCACCGTGGCCGGGCGGTTGTGTTTCCAATGGTGCAAGGGCCAGCCCGAGGCGCATTCGGAAAAAACCGGCAAGCCGGATGTGCGCGGGGCTTACGGTTTGCACGGCCGCGAAATGATCGCCTGGCTCACGCATCTGCAGCACACGCGCGGCAAGAATGTCTGGTTTGTCGGCATCCTCGACGAGAAGCTTGATGACTTCAACCGCAAGGTCTTCGTGCCGCAGATCGATGGGTCCAAGACAGGGCTCGAGCTGCCGGGTATCGTCGATCAGGTCATCACCATGGCCGAGAGCAAGGGCGAGGATGGCCAGCTCCAGCGGGGCTTCGTCTGCCAGACCCTGAACCCCTGGGGCTACCCCGCCAAGGATCGCTCTGGTCGCCTGGAGCTCCTCGAGGTCCCGCATCTGGGTCGGCTCATGGACAAGATCCGCGGCCCCCTCGTGCCCGTCGAACAGCGCCTGACCTACCAGCCACCACAGCTGCCCGCGCCATCCCCGGCGCAGGCCGCCCCCACCGACACCCCATCAACCTGAAAGGAGCCCAGCCATGTCTGGACATTGGAACGATTTCAACGACGCGCAGTCAAACATCAACCTGATCCCCAAGGGCACACTGGCCAAGGTGCGCCTGACGATCCGTCCGGGTGGGTTTGATGATCCGACCCAGGGCTGGACCGGCGGCTATGCCAAGCGCGGCGGCACGGGCGCCGTCTATCTCGATGCCGAATTCACCGTGCTTGAGGGGGCCTACGCCAAGCGCAAGATCTGGTCGATGATCGGGCTCTACAGCCCCAATGGTCCGAACTGGACCAATATGGGCCGCAGCCTGATCCGGGGCATCCTTAACTCATCGCGCGGGATTTCCGACAAGGACAACTCGCCCGAGGCCCAGGCGCGTCGCCGGATCAATGGCTTTGCCGATCTGGACGGGCTGGAATTTGTCGCGCGGATCGATGTTGGCGCCGACACCAACGGGGATGACAAGAACGAAATCCGCAACGCGGTCACAATCGACCACAAGGATTTCGCCCAGATCATGGGGTTCTCCACCCCCATGGGCTCCGCGCCGTCCCATGTGCAGCCCCAAACCCAGCTGGGGTATGCATCTTCGACGCCCACCTATGGCGCGCCCGCGCAACGGGCGGAGCAGCAGCCGCCGCAACACGCGCCGGCGCCCGGATTTACTGGCCGCCCGAGCTGGGCTGAGTAAGGCCAAATCCCATGCGTTTGCGTCCCCGCCAAAAACTCTTCGTCGAGCGCAGTCTTGCTGCGCTCGCCACCCGAGCCAACACGCTCGGCATCGCCCCGACCGGGGCAGGCAAAACGATCATGCTTTCGGCGGTTACTGGCGAAAGCATCGGCAACAGCGACGCCAAGGCCTGCGTGCTGGCCCATCGCGACGAGTTGACGGCGCAGAACCGCGAGAAGTTTGGGCGCGTTAACCCGGCCATTACGACCTCGGTTCTGGACGCGACGACCAAGTCCTGGGGTGGTCAAGTCACCTTCGCCATGGTGCCGACGCTTGCGCGCCAAGGCAATCTTGTCGCCATGCCAAAGCTGGACCTCCTGGTCATCGATGAGGCCCATCACGCCGTGGCCGACAGCTATCGGCGCATCATCGACCATGTGCGTGATGCCAACCCGGACGCTCGGATCTTTGGCGTGACGGCAACGCCCAATCGCGGCGACAAGAAGGGCCTGCGGGCGGTCTTCGACAATGTCGCCGATCAGGTGCGGTTGGGCGAGCTGATTGCATCTGGCCATCTTGTGCCGCCCCGTACCTTTGTCATCGATGTGGGTGTGCAGGAAAAGCTGCGGGCCGTGCGCAAGACCGTGTCAGACTTTGACATGGCGGAAGTGGCCGAGATCATGGACCGCGCGCCGATTACCGATGAAGTGATCCGCCACTGGCAGGAAAAGGCGGCAGGCCGCGCGACAGTTGTGTTCTGCTCTACTGTTGCCCATGCAGCCCATGTGGCCGAAGCCTTTAACGCGGCCGGCATTCCGACTGGCCTGATCCATGGCGATCTGCCCGGAGAGGAACGGCGCAATATCCTTGCCGCCTTTGCCGCCGGTGAAATCCGCGTCATCACAAACGTGGCGGTGCTCACGGAAGGCTGGGACCATCCGCCCACCTCCTGCGTCGTGCTGCTGCGCCCGTCCTCCTACAAATCGACCATGATCCAGATGGTGGGCCGGGGCCTGCGCACTGTCGATCCGGCCGAGTTTCCGGGCGTGATCAAGACCGACTGTATCGTGCTGGATTTCGGGACCTCGAGCCTGACCCATGGCACGCTGGAACAGGATGTCGACCTCGACGGCAGCGCTGGAACTGGCGCAGCCCCGACCAAGACCTGCCCGAAATGCGAAGCCGAAATTCCACTTGGATGCCGCGAATGCCCGATCTGCGGGGAAATCCTCGTCGATGATGAGGCAGAGACTGAAGCCCGGGAAAGCACGCTTGGCGGGGCATTGTCCGGGTTTGTCATGACGGAAATCGACCTCCTGAAGCGCTCGAGCTTCGAATGGGTCGACCTCTTCGGGTCAGAGGATGCGCTGATGGCCACGGGCTTCACGGCCTGGGGCGGCATCTTCTGGTATCAGGGCCAGTGGTATGCCGTTGGCGGCCGGAAGGGCGCGCAGACTAGGCTTCTGGGCATCGGCGAGCGCGCTGTCTGCATTGCGCAGGCGGATGACTGGCTCAACGAGAACGAGACCGACGAGAGCGCCTTCAAGACGCGGGTTTGGCTCAACCAGCCCGCGACGGAAAACCAGCTCCGGTATCTCTCCCCGGCGGCTCGCGCCGATTACGGTCTGACCCGCTACAAGGCCTCGGCGCTTATGACCTTCGGTTTCAACAAGCGCGAGATCCGCGGCTTGATCATTGCGGCAGCACCGGCCGCGCGGGAGGCTGCATGAGCCATGTCGCGCAAATGCAATCCTCGCCCGCAGAGGCTGCGGATCGCTCGGGCTTTGATCGCCTCTGGCATCCGCGAGGTCAGCTCTGCGCCGTCTGCACATCGCGCACGCGCGGCTTTGGCTGGTTCGATCCGAACAAGCCCCGCGGCAAACGCACGTACCGCTGGTTTTGCGCGATGCAATGCCAGTTGGCCTTCACCGGAAAAGCGAAAAGAGGACTGAGCATGGTCGACTTCACCGAAGAGGAAACCCAGGCGCTGCCCGCCGTGATGCGCGCGCTTACGCCCGAGATGGAGCGCATCGGTTGGGATCGGACGCTGGGCCAGCTGACCCGGAGCGACATGCACCGGCTGATCGTCGTCACTGTCGCGGCCTTCCGGGCAGAGATGTTCGAGATCGCCGGCCAGTCGGAGGTGCCCTTCTGATGTTGGATTACAACCACACGCCCAGCTTCGCAGACCGGGTCAATGAGACCATCGATGCGGCGATCACAGCCGAGAATGCCAGCCGCACGCCCCGTGACTATCTTGGCGGCTCACGCCTCGGCCATGCTTGCGAACGCGCTTTGCAGTTTGAGTTCACGGCCACACCAAAGGACGACGGCAAGGACTTCTCGGGTCAGTCTCTGCGCATCTTCGCGATCGGTCATGTGCTCGAGGACCTCGCTGTCGCCTGGCTTCGTCAGGCCGGGTTCGACCTCTACACCCGCAAAGGCAATCGGCCCGACGGCGGGCAGTTTGGCTTCTCGGTCGCCGGTGGCCGTATTCGGGGACATGTTGATGGCATCATCGCCGCTGGCCCCGAGGGCTTCGCTCTGGGCGTTCCTGCGCTCTGGGAATGCAAGACGATGAACGCCAAGAACTGGCGTGCCTGCGTCAAGGACGGCGTGACCAAGTCAAAGCCCGTCTATGCCGCCCAGATCGCGGTCTATCAGGCCTACATGGAAGCGCAGGTGCCGGGCATCTCGGCTAACCCTGCGCTCTTCACGGCGATCAACAAGGACACGGCCGAGCTCTATCACGAGCAGGTCCCCTTCGATGCCGACCTCGCGCAGCGCATGTCGGATCGCGGTGTGCGAATCCTGCGCGCAACAGATGCAGGCGAGTTGTTGCCCCGCGTCGCCGCCAATCGTGACTTCTTCGAATGCCGGTTCTGCCCCTGGGCGGAGCGCTGTTGGGGCCTTTCCACATGACCGATGTCCCGAAAGACCCGCCCGAAAACGACGACACAGGGAAGGAGGCCAAAGTGGCCAAGAGTGACGATCCCAAAGACACGAGCGAAATCGCGCTGGATGCGCCAAAGGAAAACCTGATCCATTTCAACCCGTGGCGCGATTTCAACGATGCCGCGCCCATGGAGGATGTGTTCGGCGATGAGCCGGACCCCGAGCAGATTGCGCAGTTCATGGATGTGGTCTTTGGCTACTCAGACGGGCTGATCCCGGTGCGCAGCTTCATAGACAAGGGCCAAGGCATAGATGGTCGGCCGCATAACATCTGGATTGAGGCCGGTGCAAACACCACCGAGAAGATGGCGACCTTCGCCAATTGGGCGGCGCGTGAAGGGGCTGCGGTATATGTGATCCCTGGCACTGTTGCCATGAGCGGCCAGGCCAAGGCAGCCGACATCCTGCAAATGCAGACGGTGGTGGTCGATATCGACACCGGTGATATCGCTGCCAAGCGCGCCCATCTCGAGCGTCACCTTGGCCCGCCGACCATGGTGGTCGAAAGCGGCGGCATCACGCCCGAGGGTCAGCGCAAGGCGCATGTCTGGTGGAAGCTGACCGAGCCCGTCGAGGGCAGTGACATCACGCGCCTGACCCGCATGCGCGGTGACATTGCCGCCAAGGTAGGTGGCGATATGCATTTCCGTTCTGCCCACCAGCCGATCCGAGTGGCAGGCTCGGTCTATTACAAGAACAACCTCAAGACTCAGGTCCAGATTGTCGAATTCAACCCGGACCGCGAACGCGATCTGGCCGAGTTCATCGAGGCCGTGGCCGACATGCCGCCCGCGGCTGGCGTCAATCTTGCGCCGGATTTTACTGCACCGGACAAGCCGCGCGTCGATGAAGTGCTGGTCACGCCCGTGCGCGAGGGAGGTCAGGATGACTGGTCGCGCTTCGAGGGCGCCTCGGCCGCCATCGGGTATTTCATCCGCATGGTCCATGAGGGGAGGCTGTCAAAGGACGAGGGCTGGGAGGCGATCTGCGGCTACAACGCTGCCATGCTGCGCCCCCAATGGCCGGTGGAACGGCTCAAGCGTGAATCCGAGCGTCTCTGGGCCATCCATGTCGAAAAGCACGGGCCACCTGTCATCCGTCTCGACAGCGCCGCCCCCGCTCCGGATGAAATGCCCACCTTCACGCTAGGCGCTCTCCTGGATGACACAAGCCCGATGCCGGCGGATATCATTGCGCCGCGCGTGCTGACGCCTGGGGGCCTGCTGGTTCTGGGCGGCGCACCCAAGGTGGGCAAGAGTGACCTGCTGATCTCCTGGCTTGTGCATATGGCGGCGGGCCAGCCCTTTCTTGGCTTTATGCCACCGCGCCCGATGCGGATCTTCTATCTGCAAGCGGAGATCCAGTATCACTATCTGCGCGAGCGCATGCATCAGATTACCCTGCCGCCGCGCCTGATGACGGCTGCCCGCGACAACCTGGTGGCCACGCCGAAGCTGAAAATGCTGCTCGACACCGAGGGCAGTGTTCATGTGGCCCAGGCGATCCGGCGCGCCTTTCCGGCCGAGCCCGTGGACATCATCTGCATCGACCCGATCCGGAACCTCTTTGATGGCGGTCCCGAGGGCGGCGGCGAAAACGACAACGCCGCGATGATGTTCTTCCTCAAGGACCGCGTCGAGGCTCTGCGCGATCACATCAACCCCGATTGCGGGGTGATACTCGTTCACCACACCAAGAAGCTCTCGAAGCAGCAGGTGAAGGACGACCCATTCCTTGCCCTCTCGGGGGCCAGCGCTCTGCGTGGGTTCTATACCTCCGGCCTCATTCTGCACCGCCCCGACGAGGACAGCCCGCAGCGCAAGCTGGAGATCGAGTTGCGCAACGGACCCGCGTTGGACCCGAAGCTGATCGACAAGGCCAAGGGCGAATGGGTCGAGATCAACCCCATGAACGAGCGGCTGGTGCGGGCCGAACTCGGGGCGCGGCACGATGCCGAGCGCGAACGCAAGGGCGAGGTCATCACCGATATTCTGGAGCGCGAAGCGCGCGCGGGCCGCATGTATACGATGACTTTGTTTGCCCAGTCTTTCGAGAACCAGGGTGGCCTCAGCGGCCAGACGAGCATCCGCGATCGGCTGAATGTCCTGACCACCAAAGGGGTGATCAAGTTCGTCAAAGGGGAGGCTGCATCGGGCCTCGGGCTGCCGGTGGATCGCAGCAAGTTCGGCTATCTCTGCACCGAGTTCATGGAGCTGGGGACTAGTGAGGAACTGGTCGACTCAAGCACTGGCGAGGTCTTCCC